ATTAAACATTATATGTATTATAAAGGTTAACAAATAAAAAGGCTATAACAGAACTTTTGTCCATTACAGCCTTTTTCATTGGAGCCCTCAATCGGAATCGAACCGATGAAACCTCTTCCTTACCATGTTTTCGACGTTCATCACATCTAATCATAAGTAGTCACCAAGTACGCCATTTTTGGGCATTTGCAACATTTATTAAATTGCCTTCATCTCAACTAATCATATCAATTCTCAACCGCATTGCTACATTCGTTGCTACATGGAATTTTATTTCCCAAAGTATTTCCCATGAGCATATAATTTAATTTTTGAACTGCTTCACTCTTTGTATCAGGAAGTACATGTGTGTAAATATCAAGTGTATGAGACACATTTTTATGTCCTAATAATTCTGATACTGTCTTTGCTGGTACTCCTGCTTCAAATAGTCTTGTAGCATATGTATGGCGTATACTATGGACATTTGCACCTATGATTTCAGATTTTTTTGCTATTCTTGCAAAGGTTCTTTCTGCATTTCTAGGAATAATTCTATTTCCAAATGCTGTACTAAAGACTAAATTATTATCTTCATATAAACCTTCAGCAAGTTTCTTTTCTGCATCTTGTTTTTGCTTGTAGTTTACCAACATAAAAACTGCTGATTGTGGTATTGGTACTTTTCTTTTACCATGCTTCGTTTTTGTAGTTTGTGCAACATAATATTTACTTTTCTTTTCCGCATTTTTACTACGGTCTTTTACTCTAATAAGAGATTGTTTTACTGTAATAATACCTTTACCCAAATCAATACAATCCCATGTTAATCCAAGCAATTCTCCAATTCTCAAACCACTTACAAAGTCAAGTTTAAAAGCTACTTCAAGTCTATCTCCTGATAGTGATTCAATAAATTTTTGTTCTTCATCTTTAGTAAAAACTCTTATTTCCTTTTGTTTGTGTGTTGGTAATACAACACCTTCCGATACATTTTTTGTGATAAGCTGATTTACTATTGCTTGCTTTAATGCACCATGTAGAATATTTTTTAATTTCCTTAACAAAGCAGTTGAGACTTTATCACCATCACCATATTTATCATTGACAAACTGTTGAATATCTGTTGTTTTTAAATCCTTCAATGCGATATGTCCTAATCCTGGCTTTAAATGGCATTTAATATTTGTTTCGTAACTATCATATGTTGTAGGTTTCAAAACATTTTTTTTATAATTTTGTAGCCATGTATCAAGCCAATCTCCTAACTTTGTATTTGAAGGTTCAACATAATCATTAGTCTTTATCAATGCAAGTATTGGTTGCATTTTGTCAATGACTTCCTTTTTTGTGTTTCCATAAAAGCATTTACGTTTCAAAGTACCATTTTCATTTCTTCCTATGACAATAGCACCTTTCCATTTATCTCCAACTCTGTAAATGCTTCCTTCTCCATTACCTCTTTTCTTTGACATAAATAATCACTCCTTATCTTTTCCTTAAAGTGTTGGTGATTCCATCCACTTAATTAAAGCAAGTTTTGGAATTATCATTCTTCTACCTACTGTCACACATGGAAAACCTTTGCTATGACATAAGACATAAGCATTATTTTTTGATAATCCCATAATATCTCCAACTTGCTCAACGGTTAAAGATAAAGGCAATTCGTCAATATTTGTATACTGTTTTTTCATAATAGCAACCTCACTTATTATATATTTTTTTAATAATTTGTACAATCTAAAACGATAAAAAAAGGGCATGAATGCTACTTTTAAGCATCCATACCCTCTATATTTAGTTGTAAACCTCACTTTCTACAACAAAAATTGCAAAATAAAAAGGGATACGAAAATAATCGTACCCCTCATCCTTTAACACCTTGCTTATTCAGTTTTTTCTTTATTCAAATATTTTTTACCAGTTGCATATAGACCGCTTGCCAATGCTCCGATAATTATTCCATCTTTAAGCGCAACTATTAAACTTATGTCAGAATTACCAAATATCAAAGCATTTAACACGTTTAGACCACCACATATAAAGCAACTTAGTATTGGTAGTAATAACTTACCAATTTTAGTCTTGAATGCAGGTATGTATTTAAATATTTCAATAAAGCTCATAGAAAAGCCAACTATAATAATACTTTCAATCATTTTGATTCCTTCCTATCTTTCAAATATTTATAAAATCTTAGCCGAAAACCACTACCCCTATAGGGTAGTGGTAGTTCACTTTAATACTCCTGCTCTTTCCAGAATGACAAAAATCCTTAACATATCTTCGGATACGTCAATAATTCCTTCACCTTTCCCTTTAAGCCAACCTTTATCAATTAGATTTTGAATTGTTTCCTTGCCATAATCGGGTATATCGTTTATAGTCTTGTAAATTATCATTTCTTCTTCTTCCTTCTCATTTTCAGGTAAATCAATTTCAACATTAAAGAATTTACAAATACCTTTATATATTGCTCCTGCTTCATCATATAATTCTTCTATGGTATCTACAACTTGTACATCCATAGTATCTATAAATGCATATTCCGTTATTATTGCTGCCATGTTAGTATTTTGGATTACAGTGTAATAATCCTGATTAGGGTAATTGGTTGATTCTCTAGAATAAATCATTCTACAATTCTGTCCTAACTCACCAAATGCCTGTCCTATAATTTGTGCTAATTCATCTCCAAGGCTCATGTCAGTATGAATAGTATGTATAACCTCATATCCATCTCCACCACCTGCATTATGATGAATAGAAACAAATATGTCAGCATTCCAATCGTTAGCCATATTACAGCGTTCAGTCAAACTAACATAAGTGTCCGTATCTCTTGATAGTTTCACATCAAAACCTTTACAAATAAGCAATTCTTTAAGTTTTAGTGCTACAGTAAGATTTATATTTTTTTCTATTATTCCGTTTGCAACGGCTCCTGGATCATTTCCTCCATGCCCAGGATCAATAAATACCTTTTCCATAAAAATCCCCTTCTATATGTTAAATTTCGCTTTTAAAAAAGCAAGAAGTAGCCCACCTAAGACAGTACATATTATTGCGGTTGCACCAACTGAAAAAATAGTTCTCTTAGCCCATTTTTTATTATCTTTGCCTTCAGCTAATATTTCTTCATGTTTCAATGCTAATCCATGAGCTTCATCAAGTTTCTCTTTCAAACCATTATAATCTCGAATAGTTGTTTCTAATCCTTTTACTCGTTCCAAAATTTCAATTATGTATTTTGATACATCAATTTCAGTATTCATAAATTACCTCCTGCATAATTATAAAATGTATTATGTATATTTATGGATTAATTGACTATAAAAAAAAAAGAACTTAAGCTAAATGTTTTTTGTGTGACATTTTAATTTCTTCTTTATTAAGATGTGCATAGATTTGTGTGGTACTTGGTGACTCATGGCCGAGATAATTTTGCACCTCTGACAGACTTGCACCGTTTTGTAACATGCTCGTTGCCGTTGTATGCCTTACTAAATGAGGGTATACAGGTTTAATTATTCCTGCCCTCTTTCCAAGAGTACTAAAGGTAACTTCTATAGCCCTTCTACCCAACCTTCCATGTGGTGAACGCTCACCGACAAATAAAGCTTCGTTATTGTCAGTCCTGGTATTTAAATATTTCCACAAGTATATTTTAGCTTTAGCATTAAGATAGACTTCTCTTTCCTTTTTCCCTTTACCAAAAACTACAACAGAACTTGTATTCCAATTTATATCTGACTTATTCAATTTTTGAACTTCATCTAACCGGCATCCTGTCGAATAGAAAAACTCAATTAATGCTCTTTCTCTCTCATTTTCACAAGCGTCTCTTACCATTTCAAGTTCTTCAAGTGTCAAAGCTTTTCTGATATACTTTTCAACTTTAGTTGTTTTAATCTTACGCATAGGACTTTTAGCAATATATTCTTCATTTTCCAGCCAAGTAAAAAAGCTTTTTAGGGTAGATATAATAGTTGCCATTGTACTATTCTTTATTTTCTCTTTACTACAAGCAGCTAAATATACTCTAATGTCCATAGTATTAATACTTTCAATGTCTTTTCTAACAAATTTGGCAAATCTCATAAGCTGTAATTTGTAAGATTTTAAAGTATTGACAGAAGCACCATCCAGCTTTTTACTTGCTAGATATAAAAGAATCTTTTCCGGGATTCCTTCAATCGGCACTAATGCAGTTGTTACTTGTTGTAATTCGTAATGATATAATTCTTCCTCTATGATTCCCTTTATTATATTGGCTTGCTCAACATTGATATAATCCATTGTCCTTGAAATAATTTTTGTAATTATTTGTTCTTTCATCTTTATTTCCTCCTATTTGTCTACCTTTGTTATATTTGTTATTAATTTGTTTTTGGCATAAAAAAAGAAGGTAGCCGTAGCTGACCTTCAGAAATGTTTTAGATAGCAAAAGACTCCACTTAAAAAGTGGAGTCTTTTTATGATTTTGGATTATTGGTAGGGCGGCGTATCCTACATACCTGGTAACTACCTTTGACAGTAGCGTGTCGGGAGCCTTTTCCGATCCTCAACAATCCTTTATTAACTTATTCAACTTATGTTTTAATTATACTATGTAATTAGTGACATGTCAATAAAATTTCTTAAATCTTCCACTAAATAACTTATGTTCAATTTTACCATTACTAATATCATAAACATTAGATACATGATAATAGTCATCTTTTTCATCAAACTGAACTGCAACAAGAATATTAATCTTGTACTTTTTTACAAACTCAACACTTTGAATAATGTTAGGATGAGCACCAATATAATCAGGATTAAGTATAATTTCAGGAATATTGTCTATATATTCTAAGCAGTTAGAATGTTTCTTATTAACATGCTTTTCAATACCTGGGCATATATAAATATCTTTTTCAGGCAAAAACAATCCGAGAATTTCATTATATTTATTTATATATGTGCCTACTACAGATTTTACTTTTATTATCATCCTACATTATCTCCCAATAAAATACTCCCTTATTATACCATAATAAGTATAAAAAGAAAGTATTTTGTCGAGAGTAAAGATTACAAGTTAGTGCGCAAAAGAATCCATATATGAATTTTACTTTGTTAACCGTACATAAAACTCATTTGAATCTTCAAATGGTATCCGTGGTATAATTTCAGTTTTGCCCCATCTGGCTATATTTGTATTAAAATAATTTAACAATTCAGTAAAGTTTTCCTCTGTAAAAGTGTGGTAATGAATATCTATTTTGTTACCGGCTAAAAAATACTCTATAAAGGGGAATAAATTTACCCTTCCGGCAATTACATTATTTCTTTTTGCTTCGTATTCGTTAAAATGCTCAAAATGGTCAACAATATGAATTACATCTCTTTCTTTTATATAGTTATTATAATCCTCAATAAAGTGGCTCAATGAGGTAAGCGGCCTTAAAACGTCAAATGTATACTCTTTATGTGGTACTACCATAAATAGTATTCCACCCTTTTTAAGTTTATCATAACATTTCTTTAAGGCTAAAATAGTTCGTGGAACATGCTCTATTACATGACAGTTAATTATAAAATTAAAAGAACTATTTTTAATACCTTCCATTTCATCCAAACCGGTAAGAAATTTGATAGAAACAAATTCACCCATGAAATCTCTATTGCATCCATCATCGACTTGAAAATAATCGGCATAATCAACTATGCAATTGTCAGGTAAAGGGCTAGGTGACGTTGCTGCACCAAATTCTATTCCATAACCTTTTAGGTCTTTTAAAAAATATGCTCTGGCTTCATAGGTATTTTTGATATCATCTAAATTTCTTATATTTTTGATAATAAACATACCATTTTTATATTTTTTTATTTCTTCTATTGATGTGTTCTCAAGTTTTGTAATATCAATTCCATTATCTACCGCCGCATCTATTGTCGTTATCCATCTCTTTATGCCATTGTTAACATAAAACCATTTTCCATAAAACGGAGCATCATTACATACCATAACTTTTCCACAAGTTTCCAGTATATCACCATCTCCCATTTACCTATAATGATATATTTTACCTTAAAAGTTACGGTAATGCAATGTTATCCTTCAATTATAACGTCACAATCATATGTACCCGCCGCTACAGCAGCAACCGCAAGAACTCTTATATGGATTTGTCCGGGAACTTCAAATACGCCGTCTACCCCTGCTGTTTTGCTCTCATCTTCTGCCGCTATAACTACCATAGAAGCTGACCATTTCGGACTGACAATTACATTGTTTGAAGTTCCGCAAACAAAAGCATGATACATATAAAAGTCTTTAGTAGCACCCGCTGCAAGACCTCCTGCGGGTATTACTAATTGTAAACGAGTTTTATGAGCTATTACTGCCTTGCCACTATTCCATGACGCACCAGAATTTGATACAGTGGCAGCGGCAATAACCTTTGCAGTAGCCGAAATAATGTTAATACGATTACTAGCTCCAAATATATTCACTTGCGAAGCGGGAAGGTCAGACCCTATTATTGCCAATGTATATGTATTACTATTACTTGCTGGTAAATTTACATACATACCATTGCCAAATCCTCCAAAAAGTCCATTACATATGAATATTTCATTATTAACTTGATTATTATGTGTGCATATAATACCAGTTGTACCATTAACATTTTCTCCGAATATTGTATCGCATTCAAAAATATTAAACTGCCAATTAGGATTAACGCCTGCAGGTGCATCAAACACTATTCCATTTGTATTCCAGTCATTGAGGTTATTGTATATCTTGTTTTGCTGCAATACATTCGAATTCTGAGCGGCTTTAAATCTAATGCCATTCATAGCATGAGTATTTATCAATACCTCTATCACATTCCCACTGCAAATTAAATTTGTTGCATCGGTTTCGAGCAAAATATTATCATGGCAATTAGTTATAAAATTACATGTTATCCATGCCAAATGAGCGCCGTACAGGCGCAGTCCTGCACCGTTTGTTGCGTTCTGAATAGTACCAAATATCATGCGTCCAGTATGGTATCCCGGTAACAGAACAACCCCGTCACTGGCGGATGCTGTGAAATCGAAAGTACATTCTGTTGAGCATTCTATCTGTGTTATAGCTGCAATATTCAGGCTGACTGAGAATTTATATGTACCTGATGGAAAATAAACTTTAACTTTATTTATATGCGCATAGTCAACAATAGCTTGTGCTGCCACAGTGTCATCTGTTGCACCATCTGCTTTACACGCAACTAATGGAGCCGGAGGATATTTTGCGTTGATTACTATAGACGTATTGGCTGCCAAATGCGCATTAAATGTTGCGTCTAAATTTGTCAAATCAGTTTGACTTGCTTTTGTTCCAATCAGATTTGTTACAGTAGTTGCAAAATTTTCATCATTACCAAGTGCATCAGCTAATTCCTTCAATGTATCTAATGCTCCTGGAGCTGCATTTATTAATTCAGTGATTTTTGTGTCTGTATAACCCTTTGCTTCAAGGAGTTTTGCAAGAATAGAAGTATCAATCTTGTCCCAGTTTTCGTTTAATATAGTCTCTATATTAAAAGTATCATTTGCATCTGTAATAGGATTTGGTTTATATAAATTAATATTTGGAGTATATTCTCCCATATTATGCACCTCCTGCAAAATTTTCTAAAAGTGTTTCATTCATCTGTCCTATGGTAAATTGGCTGACCTCAGATATTGTTAAATATCTAAACTCATAATCAATTGCTAAATAAGATGGTTTTATTTCTTCTAACGTGTCCTTTAAATCCTGTAAATTAGGCGGTATACCTACCTGCGATACAAACTTAACAACTATATGACCGTTAAAAGACACCATTACATCACCGTTTGTATATGCATCAGCTACCAATTTAATCAATATAGAGTCAACTTTACCTGTTCCACGCATTTTAGACTTGATTACACTTCTTCGATCTTCAATAGGTTTGGATAAATCAGTAGAAATTTTTAATTCTTTTTCAAAAATTACTAATCCCCATGTAGCTGTATCGACACTCAATTGTGCCTTAATATCATCAATATTTGTTTCAAGTAATGCAATTTGTTGATCTTCTGCATTAAAAATTTCTTGATAAATGTTACTCTGTCTTAAAAACTTAGGGATATATGTAATTAAACTATCCAATCACAACACCCCCTAATGTTGCTACTTCCGTAATATCAATATTTATATTTACAGTACCACCATTGACCAATAAATCTGTATAATCAACTATTCCATCAGTCTGTAAAATCAAGCTACCTATTTTTGCATAACTAACATAATTTTCAACAAAAGCGATTTCCTTTAAATACTCAGTTAAGTTATATTCTATCGCAGTCTGAATTTGTTCATTAGTATATGCAGGGTCTTTTGTGGCAGTAAATGATATATCTATTGGTTTACCTATTGCACTAATAACAGTACAATAAACTCCAATATATCCAACAACGCCATCTCCAAGCCCACTTATTCCAGGATCAATATAATTTTGTACATCTTCAATTAATTGTGCGTCTGCTGGCTGCTTGTCGTTATTAATAATAATGACTTTAACGGTATTGTCTCCTGCCCATAATGGTATAACTCTGGCATCACCCACACCGGTTACTTCTTTTGCCCAATTCCTAAATTGTGCCTTATTTCCGCTTGTAGCAGGTGTTTGTATTCGTTCATAATACCTTTTTAATAAATCACTATCAATTTCGGCATTATACCCACCTGTAGTTGATTGTGGATTTGTTACACTCACTATACCCGGAATAGTTACCGGCATGTTTTTAATAGTATTTACTGGTAAATTACCTATGCTTCCAGATTCAACACATTCAATACTGATTGTTCCACTTGTAACTATGGTTTTAGATTCAGTTGCTTTAAACTTAACCCCTGAATCAGACTCAAACAAATCTCCTGTATTAATACTTCCATTACCTGTAACACTAAGTACACCAGTCGATTTAGTAGCAAGTTTACGTGTTATTCCAGTACGCTCTTTTACTCGTTGTTCTAATTCATCACCTGATAAATTTTCAATATTTAATTTATCAACTACATTATCAATATCTTTATAGATCTGAGACAGCGCAATTGCTGCACTTTTTGTTACATCATAAAAAAAGGACCCTTCGGTCTTGTCATACTCATTATTTATGTTGTTAAGCATTTCAGCTTGTAATGTATCAGTTGTCTTATTTTCAAACATTTATTGTCGCCTCGTTTCCATTAACTTGTAAATTAATAACCAAATCAGATTTATCTCTTTCTATGCTGGTTATATCAATTGTAGATATTAATGGATGCTTCATTAATGCATCTTGGATTTCCCTTTTTAACTCCACTTGTACAAATTTTAAAGGTAAATCTCCGTATAGCAAATCTTCAAATTTTACTCCATAATCTGTATTTTGATATATTTTATACTTATCTTTTTCAGTTTTAAGTATTTTTTGAATCCAGTTATATAATGACTGCTTTTCATCGGCAATAACTGGTTTACCATCTTTAACTACAAAATCACCAGTTTCAAAATCAAATAAAAATGATTTACCAAAATTGTCTATACTGCTATTTTGTGTACTGCTGATAGTATCTAGTTGGTTTTGCAAATTTATATTTAAACTAGGAAAAATCCCCATATTATCACCCCTATTCAATCTTGTAAACTTTATCCAATATGTAAAAAGTCTGGTTATCATCACTTGCCATAATTAATACTTGATCTCCAATTTGTAAAATATCTTTATAAGCAATTTCAACATTATAATCATTTTTTTCAGAGAAGTTTATTTGGTTTAAAGAATCTCCGTTACTGTCTGTAGCATTTACGCTTACATCATAAGCAGATATTTTCATATTGGCTTTTCTCTGATAATCGTTAATAAGTATACTACCAATATAAGAATTAGACTTGTCAAGGATGATTTGATTATTCAATATGCCTATTTTTAAAGGTTCAAGACTTAATACATTGCCTAAAACTGTTCCAATCTTAGCAGGATTATTCCTATTTTTAAATTCTTTCGCCAACTCTGTTTCCCATGACAAGTTACTCACCCCACTCTAATGTTATATCTACCTTATGATGATTGTTAGTTAAGTTATGGCTGGCTGACTTTATTTTATACCAACCATTTAAACCCATAGAGGGTATATTAATTTCAATTAATCGGTTAGCCTTAATATCATCACCGCCACTAATAGCAACTAAATTAAGGCTTGTATCTTTGAATATTTTGTTATTTTCTGACAAATAATTACTTGCTACATTTCTGGCCTGTGATATATTATCAGCATCAATTGAAATTACTTCCTGTAATAATCCATACTTCGCAATATTTTGTGTGTCTTTAGCAGTGGCTTCAAGCGACAAATTTTCATCATCTCCACTGACTACTAGAACACTATTTTTCATAGTTTCAATACTGGAATTTACTGCAATATCTTTACCAATTAAAATCTTTGGTGTAATCTTTAAATCTGTTAATGGCCTTATTTTTAAAGTATAACCTTCAATTTCCTTGACGTATTTTATACCCAATTCATTTTGCGATTGCTCTAAAATATCATCGATAATACTGGCAGCACTTTGATCTTTATATATTTTGTTGATATTAGTGCTTATGTTAGTTATATCCGAATTAATTCCCAAATCGTTACAAAGTTGAGTAATTACATTGCTTGCGGATATATTATTAAATTGCTTAATCAATTCATTTTTGTTTAAATAAAAACCCATATCAAAACAAGTATATGAGTTTACAAATTTTTTCTTGGATTTTTTTACTAAAATCCCTTGAAATACTTGATTATTTTCATTTTTCAAAACAGCATGAGTACCTTCAGGTAAATCGTATATACTTTCAAAGCTCAACTCAACACTTAATGTATCTTCATCGTTACTCCAAGACAGGTTATTGCTTTTGGGTAAAATGTTAACCCAATTGTTATTATATAGAGTATATAGATAGTACATTTAGACCACCTGCCTATACTCTTTGCAGGATACAGCAAATTTTACGTCTCCTGTTTTGTCTTCATTGTATTTTAAATCCTCAATAGTGACTAAAAAATTGATTATATCTTTATTATTTTTTTCAATGATGCACCTAAGAGGTACTTTATAATACATCGCATCTTCCCACAATTTAGTAAGCAAATATGGGTTAAATTGACTCTTTGCCCAATTATACTTATTTGCAAAAGCTGGTAAAATACTCTGTATACTAAAAGATATTAACCCTTTGTCACCGATTAGATTGTATATTCCATTATTAAAAGTTTCAAATTCTTCATTTTTGCTTGTTGCCGATAATTCCGGCATTTCTTCTGGAGGTATCGGCAGTTTAAATACCCTCGTTCTTGACAGGTTACTAAACCAAATGTCCAAAATAATCACTCCCCTTTATCAAAAAAGAGTGATTACCGATAGTAACCACCCTTACATGTTTGCTAATGCTAATTTAACTTTTCCAACAATATGCTCTCCTGCTTTCTCAAAAAATTCTTCTGAGCCAACATTGCCATTAAAGTAAATATTAAATGTATGTCCACCGCTATTATTAAGCATATTTTTACTTTTATCAGCAGGAATAACTTTGCTTCCATTAGGTAAATCAACAATTTCTCCACCACGTTCATTTATTTTCGCTAAACCACCTGTGAAGTATTGTGTACCTGTTGCAAATGCAGGTAATTCAGGTATTTCAAATGACACTTCAGGTATCTTAACCCCAGGAATCAAATTTGCTGCTTTTATCAAAAGGTTAAGCGGTGCTAATTGTAGTTTTAACCAAAGATTAATACCTGAAATTATAAAGTTAATTAATCCTCTAAACCCTGATTTAATACCTTCCCATATATCAGCAAAGAATTGTCCTAATGGTGCAAATGCAGATTTAATACCTTCCCATAATTGCAATGCTTTATCCTTAATCGTATCCCAATTCTGCCACAATAAAACACCTATTGCAATAAGTGCGCCTATAGCCAAAGCAATAGCACCTATGGGGTTAGCACTCATAACGAAATTGAGAATTGACTGAGCAGCAGTAACACCTTTTATTATTGTGGATAATGTTTGAAACAACAAAACGACTTTACTAATTACATTAAATGCTATAAAAGTAGCCAAAATACCTGTTGCTACGGGCATTAACCAATTGAAATTATCCTTTACGAATTTTATTGTATTGCCTAAAAATGTAAATGCTGTTCCTAAAGTATTTTGAATTGTCTCTGATATCTTTTTTATAGTTCCGTCATTTTGCCATTGAGAAAATGTATCTGCCAATTGTTTTACCTTTTGCTTTGCCTGGTCTAATAGACTTCCTTGTCTTATAGTTCCATCAGCAGTCATTCCAACAATTTCAGCCAATGCAGACTTCGTAACACCAGTAACAGTACTCCACAAGCCCTTCATTGTATTAGCCTGTTTTTCCATACCTCCAGTAAAACGTTCTTCCATGATAGCAACCATTGCCTGATTAAACTTTTCAAAATCAACAATCTGGCCTTGATTATTTACTACCTGCTGATTTTTGAACATTTGATTAGCTTTTTCAGTAATTTTGGCTTTAGTGATCCCGAATTCTTTTAATCTTTCAAGTTCTCCGGACTGTGAGTCTATAAATGCTTCAATAGCTTGGTCAAATGGTTTATTAGTTGCAGCAGCCATATCACCAATAAGAGGTAGCCACTTTTTAGCACTCAAACCCATAGCTTCAAGTTTCGCTGCTCCTTCAACCAATTCTCCACCTTCAAAAGGCGTTTTATTAGCCAGATCAATTGAATACCTCATTATATCTGCTGCTTTTTTAGTATCTTTTGTTGCTGTCTCAAGCTGCATTCTATAACCTTCAAGATTCAAAGCTTCACTAAATCCAGTTTTAAAAGCCAATCCTCCTGTTAAAGCAGTAAATGCACCAGAAGCTTTTATAATATTTAAGGATGAGTTTTTAAAAGCATCGTTTATTGATTTTCCAAATTTATTGATCTGATTTTGACCTGCTTTTAATTCTCTGGTTAAATTTTTTATTTCTTGCTTAGTTCTTGTCACACCTTCAGCAGCTTTACGGATTTTGGGTGTAAATTGATCTTTTAATGTCAAAATTGTTGCTATTGTTTTCGATGCCATCATCTCACCTCACTTTCTAAACTAAAAGAGAGTGGATTATTTTCCACTCTCTCCGAATATCGCCTTATACTTTTCAACTTCATCTCTGATAAATTGCTCTTTTGCCTTATAATATAACAGCCTCTCAGCATATGTAGCATTCACCAAATCATCTAACTTTTGTCCACGGCATAAAAAGAAGGTTACTATTTCACTAAAATAACTATCTTCTTCTATGACTTTTTTATTTTATTACCTAAATCCCCTATTCCAGATAACGCAACTAATTCATTGCCAACAAGCATTCTGTCAGATAATTCCATGACTGCTTTAACAATGTCTGTCGGTACTGTTATATCCAATTGTTCATGCAATTTTGGGTCTTTAAGTGTCGGACAACAATTATATATTAACTGGTCATAGGCTTTAACCATTACATTAATATCGTTACCGTCACCAATCATATCTATTGCATTTAAAACATCTTCTTCCTGTGGCTTTTCAAAAAGTAAGGTACCGCCCATAGAAGGTATTTCAATTTCCTTTTTAATAAATTTGTCCTGCTCCCTTTGGAGCTTTTTTGCTATGATATCATCAAAGGTTAGTTTTTTTAATGATTGTTTTGACATACTGACCTCCATTAGATTGACTCAATTGGATTGTACTTTGCAAACTTTAGAGGTAATTCCTCTTCAATCAAGGATTTATTTTCAAAGTTTGTAAGCATGAATTCAGTGATAGTAACATCCTCTACGCTTACACGCTCAGATTTACCAGTAGATTTATCAGTAAGTTTTGTAACAATTTTAATATCAGGCATAATACCTGTTTTATAAGCGTTGGCTAACAATTTACTTCCTCTGCTATAAACTTTTTGGAGTTTTAAAGTACCTTCACCCGACCAACCTGTATATCTCTGGTATGTAGCATAGTCACCACAAATAGAAATTTCCTCAAAACTTCCAGTGACCTTTAATTCTATCGATTTAACCTCACCAAGCAATTCACCGTTCAGCCAAACTTGACCTTCAGAGCCTGATAATGCTTTATTTCCAATATTAGACATATATTGTAACCTCCCTTTCCAAAATTAAAGAGGGATTATTAGTCCCTCTTAGAATAAATTTATATTGAGTTTTAAATTCTCAATTGCTCCAAGCACCTTGATATCAGCATTTAGATATACATTATTCCTGAATGTATTATCCTTAACCTGTTCAGCAGTCCAATCACTTGCTTCAGTTTTACCAATGCTTAACCATGCCTGTCTTTGTGCTTCCACATCAACATCAACCATATTGCTATAAGCAGGATCAAGAATATCGTCAACTTCCAAAGCGTTGAAATAGCTATTTATGGCTGAGATCAACAAGACTTGATTATCGTACTTATTTTTGTATCTACCGATATAGGAATTCTTGAATGTATCCCTTATATCATTCATAATCAAATTCATGGCTTCTACAACAACAATCTGCTTCATATCTTCTGTATTATTGGTGTCTACAGTTGTTAAACTATTTACACCTGCACCGATTCTTACTTTACCTTCGTCATTAATCAACACTAATTTACCTGCATCAATAGCAGCATTAACATCGGCTGGTTCTTCGACACTGCTAAGATTTGGTAAAACATAGTAAGTCAGACTCTTATTCAAAGGCAGTCCAGCAGCAATCCCTAACAGTGTAGCAACATATTTTTCGCCGGTAACTTCCCCTCTAGCATCGGTAAATGTTACCTTTGCATTGGTAAAGTTAACTACTTGCTTACTATCAGGTGCAGTTGTAGGATTATAAACAATACCCTTGTAAGTCTTTTTTAATAATTCCTGCGACTTAATCCATGTTGCCAATGCTTCCTGCTCTGTCTGCGTCCCTTCAGCTATACCAATCCAATCAAGTTTCAAACCTCCAGCAATTGTAAGAGCATCTTCTATATTTGGCGTTGCAGCAGTTGTTCTGATTACAGTAACCTGGGATGGAGTTCCAACAAAGCAATCTGTAATATACTCTACATTCGCAGCAGTAAATAAATCTTCATCAATTTCACTCGCCATTTTGTAAGTAACACTGGTAAAACTATCGTCCGTATCATCTTTTACAATCAAACCAACTCTACCTCTTGCACTACGGTTTATTGCACTAACTGCAAGCTGTTTAAAAATAATATCTATTGTAGGTAAACCCATATATTACACCTATCCTTCCGTATATATTTTAGTAATTTCAATATTTTCCATATTTTCATTATTTTCGTTTTCCTTGCTGTGGACTGTATCCGTAAATAATTCTTCACTTATGTCTTCTACTGTGTAGATATCTAAGCTGGTTATTAGCACCCCATCCACAATTTCAAATTCTACGGTATCTAAATTAATCCAAAAATTATCGTTTATTTTTAAATATTTTAAAAATATGTTGCTTAAATAATCCTGTACTTCCAACAGTTCAATCTTATTTTTTTGTTTTTCAATTGGAAAATAGTAAATTTTAGCAGTTACAGTACGCTCTTTATTATTTTGATTGAATAAACCAGTGGTGTTATTATTAAATTCCACAAAAAAAGAAGGTCGTGTAATACCCTCTCTAATATCTGTACTTGCAAAATCTACATTATTGTAAGCCGTATTAACCAAACCATCTTTAACTTGGTTAACGATTGCTTTATTAATATCTTTTAGAGTAATTATTACAATCCCTCCTCTTCCAACATTTTATCTATCCAATCCTCAATATCACCGTAAAATTCACCTTCAAAAATCTTTTGAGCATCTTCCATAAAATGCTTACCATCAATCCATTTTTCTGTTCCATCAGGTGATTTGTGCGTCCAACCTTGATCAATAAGGTGAGCATGTGGACTACTATTATATGCCCTAGCTGCTAAATCCCCATTGTATTTATAAACTTTACCAGATTTAAAGGACTTTTTTAGATTCCCAGTATCTTCACCTATATTTTTGGAGTTGAAAACTGATTTATTAACTTTATTCAGCTTATTTGCTTCTTTTTTTAAAAACTTTTTGGATTCTTTCGGTAGTTTTTGGTTTGCAAGATTAATCAAATCTTTTGTAAACTTATCTAACTGAGTCGTATCAAAACCATCACTCATACTTAACCACCACCATAATTTCCCAAAAATCTTTATTTTTAAAATCTGGCTGAAAATATAGAATATCGTACCTCAGGCCATCATATTTAAAGTACATATCTATAGTAGGATTTAGGCTTAGTTTTCTGCATTTAATCTTATGGGTAGTTTCTGCATATTCTGTATTGGCTTGGCCTTCTTTAGAACTACCAGTTAAATTAGCAGGTATGATTTGAGCAAAGATGCTTTTTACAAATTGATATTCATGATCTTTTTCGCCCAGTTCATTTTCAATTTCTATTTTTTCGTACACTTCAATTTTGTTTCTTAAATCTCCTGCTCTCATGTTTCTACACCCTCACAATACCTTAACTGTGTTAGTATGCAATCAAGCGAAAAAGACAATTTTGAAGCATTTTTATTTAAAGAATCTATTTCCCTATTAGAATACCAATTAGACACTAGAAGTTTTACTGCTAACTTTGCCAATTCATTAGAATTGTCAAATACTTTACCCGTTGCATTTTGTAAATATGTCTCTGCCGCTATAATTGTTGATTCCAAAAAATTGTCTTCATCTATATAATCGATTTTTAAAAATTCTTTGGCTTCATTAAGAGTTAAAATAGCCATTACTTACCACCACTCTTTTTAGTTGACTTAACAGGCTTTTCATCTTGTTTAATTTCATTTTTAATTTCTTCGGCATATCCAGCTTTGATTAAATCTTTTGCAATATATTTATCTATATCAACTATCTGATTTTTTGCAAAACTAAAATCCAGACCTGCACATGCAGTAATAATTTTTATTTTCAAGATTCCACCATCCTTTAATAATTGAGAGGACTACAACAAAGTAATCCTCTCAATTATATATTTGGTTAAATTATGCAGTAGCCATCTTTAAGACTTTTACCGCTTCATTAACTAAGAGCCTACCATCAACACGTTCATAACCCCTGAAACCTACCTGACCATTAGCGGCATAAAGTTCATTCAGCCTCTGGAATGTCCTGGAGCCTCTATCAGCTATGTTGTAATAGGACATATCGCCAAATGCCATAACTCTATTACCTGATGCTATAACAGGAGCAAATTCAGAACTGTAAATTGGTCTACCCATCAATGTATCAGGCTTACCATCAAGCCCCTTAACCCAGAGATAATCATTATTCAGATCTTTCAGCTTCCTGACAGCCTTCAATGTGCTATCATTTGCAATAAATACGGCCTTGTTTCTATATGCCTGGCTCAAGCTGAAGTATAAATCGATTATCTCATCAGCAGTAATGGCGGTTGCACTTGCAGCGGTTACTCCAACATCACCTTCCACAAATACGCCTTTAGGCTTGTCAATACCATCACCGTTTATAAATGCAGATTCTTCAGCTTTTGTTATTGCTCTTGCAAATTCATTAACCAAATATGATTCAATATCAAAGCCACTATCTGCAAGCAATTCCTCTGAAACCTTGACAATTCTTGTAAGTTTATAAGCCTTAAGTGTGATTACAGCAAAAGTATCATCAGATTCGTTGAATGTCCCGTTTTCAGCCGTCCATGCGGCACTACCATGAGTAGACACAACCGGAATATCCTTGTCGTTATCAGTAGTTATTACGGTTGCTAACTGCCTCATAACGTTCATTTCCATTAATTTATCGACTAACTTAGTCTGAAAACTCTTAGGCACAGGGACACCAGTTGTTGAGATTACATTAACAACCTCTTTCTGTTCCGGTGTCAAAGATCTACCGCATATAAAGTTGTAAAAACCGTCTCTGTAAAGTTCACTGTCTCTAACATTTTCAAAATTATCCATATTATTATTAACCCCTTTCATTTTTCCATTTTTAATCTTGTTTTCAGCTTCAAATCTTTGACTTTCAAGTTCTTCTGCTTCAATTTGTTCCTGTATTGCTATCTTTGCTTTGAGTTCCTTTATTTCAGCAGTTTTTGCTTCAATTTCCTCAATGTTTGCTCCATCCTTTTCAGTTAAAGCCTTAGCTTCAGCTTTCAAAGTTTCAAGTTTTGCTTTCATTTCTTCTAAAGTAGTCATTTAAAAATACCATCCTTTCAAATTTTAAAATTGTTAAATTTCAACCAATAATTTTAATTTGGCTTTTGATATATTGAGTTTTTCAGTATTGTTATCAGAACCAACTTTTTTAAAGATATCAGGAATATTATTGTAACAATCTAAATACCCACAACTAGCAACAGCCTTAAGTTCTTCACCTATTTCAATATTAAAATATTGTGCCGCTTGTTTGCCAGTGAACCAAGTTTCTGCTTGTACCATATCCTGAATAGTATCAATACTAACATCATTTTTGATTTTTGTTTTGTAAACTTCCAATATACCTTCATCAATCCTGTCTAATGTTTCAGACATTGCTAACATATCATCACTATTTCCAATTTGTATAGTCCAAGCTTTGTGAATCATTAAATAAGCATTTGCAGGTATTATAATTCTATCTCCCACCATTGCAAGTACACTTGATATACTTCCTGCTAATCCATCAACATACACCGTCTTGTATGCCTTATTACGTTTGAGCATATTGTATATAGCCATTCCGGCAAAAACTGAACCGCCACCTGAATTAATATAAATATTTATTTTATCTTTACCATCAAGCTGATCCAAAAACCTTTTAACATCATCAGGTGCTATATCTGTGTCAGTCCATTTTGACCAAACATCAGAGACTATATCCCCATAAATAAACAGATCAGACATGCTAGATGATTGATTTTTTATCTCAAATTTACCAGATTGATTCTTATATTTTAGCTGTAATACATTATTCACCAGTATTTTCACCACCTTTCTGCCATTGGTTTCCAATTTGGTCTAAAGTAATGTAGTTTCCATTACCTACAGGCATGTTAGCTTTAGGATTATCAATATATGATAGTCCCAGTTCTTCTCTAGCTTCATTGACTGTGTATAGCAGATTATTCATGCCCTTTTGAAGTACTTCCATCTGCTTTGACGGGTCTAATTTAAAGAGTTCCTTAATGTTGTGTTCAAAGAAGTACTTTTCCTGCTCAATTGGAGATATTAATTTTCTAGTATTTTCCTCTTTATAACCCTTTAAAATAGGCAATAAAGAGTTGATATAGAAGTCAAGCTGCTGTGTTTCGCTATTGCTGTAACTTGATTTATCATAATTATTTAGGATGTTAGGCTTGATCCCAAACGCTGCTGCAATCTGCAAGGCTGATAGTTTACTAATGGCTTCAAATTCTGCATCCGTTAGCTTCATATCAAGCATTGTTGCTGATATTCCAGCGGGAATAGGTAAGAATTTACCTGTACCTACACTATTTGCATACCGTTCAGTTTCTTTAATTAATGCATCTTTTCCGGTTTGTGCCATATCTCCGGTATATTGAAGCAGAATTTTACCGCCGAACATATTACCCTTGTAAAGCTTTTGCAAATATGACTGGCTATACTGTGCAGTTTCTACCTGTGTTTTCAACACATCCTTAACCGCTATACCTATGATTCCGTCAAATGTAGTAGAACTCTTAAAATGTAAAACTTCATTGGAAGCAAATGTATATTTTTTACCGCCTCTACTATCTGTCCAGACATACCAAAGCATGTTTCCACTACTGCCGAATATTCCAGCATCATCAACATATATATTAACTTCATTGGCTGGCAAAATCCATAAAGCCTTAACCTGACCTCTGAGTTTACCAGATTTATGTCTCTCAATATATGCCAAACCATTACCGTAATAATTACGGTTAAGTTCTATAGCTTGCCAAAATGTAGTAGATGTATAATATGGATTTGGTTCAAGGTTCAAAATTCTATTTAAATTTGAATCAAAAGCTTTCTCTTTGCCTTTAACAACATCATACATATATTTGTTAATTGGCAATTTGCCTAGGCATTCACTAAGATGCTTTAGACATGTAAAAAATGTGATTTCCTGCAATTTGTTATTGCTAATAGTAGTTGTATCTACTCCTAAAGCTTGCAAAAATGTGGTATCCTGCAATGTATATGTAGTATTTTTAATTTCAAACATTCTGTTAAAAATCGCCATCTAATCACCTTCCCTTCTTGATGGGATATTTAGCGAAATATAAACCAATTAATATAAAAAAGGCTCCTGTACAATATAATCCAGCTATAGAATTAAGCACATACGTAGCTATATTAATAAGCAAGATTCCTGCTAAAATAAAAAAATCTTCAATGTTTTTTAAAATAATATCAATAATTTTGTTCAATTTTGTTCACCTTCTAACTTGAGTAAAAAGATTTAATATATTCCTCCGTCAATTCTGGTAATTTAAATTTGTCTTGCTCAAGATACAATTGACTATATGCAAATATGCAAGCCATTAATAAATCAATTCTCTGTTTATTTTTATTTTCTTTAGCCAATAAAATATCTTCTGTGACTTTTGCCCTTACCTCTACAGCATTACTTACACAATAATCTAGCAATTCATTTTTCTGATAAATAACATCTCCCGCATAAACACTATCTCTAAATGCTTTAATTGGAGGACTTAAAAATGTATAAGTTTGTTTTAGTAAGATAACATCAAAATCATTTGCCAAATTATTCATTGTTGGAATTGCATTATAAGGGTCTGATACAATGCATTTGATTTTACAATTATATGTATCTTCTATATCTCTAATATATTGCTCAATTCTATTATAATCGGCAATTCGTCCTTCCATTAACTCACAATATCCTAAACTCTCATATTGTACATAATTAATTTTTTCCCTGCGTTCAGATAATGTATCTTTTGGTAAAAATCCTTTTGCCAGAATATAATATTTGCCATCCTCTTTATACATTATTACGACAGCATTTAAATCAAGAGAAATAGCAAAGTCACATCCTACAACAACCTCTTTACCTGTCAAATTAATTTTACTTACACTATGCTTTTTCCACTCAACAATATCAAGATATTTTTTTTCGATATTACTTTGTAAGAAAACATTCATGCTTTTAGTCAGATATTCAGTAACAAGATTTTTTTGTATAGTTGCCTTTGTTCTATCTTCTCTGATAGTTTTATAGTTTTCTTCAATACGAAGTGGATTAGCCTGATACAGACCTATATCATCCCATAAGTGATTTTCATCTGCATAGTAGAGCAATGCAAACATTCTTTCATTATCTACAACACCATCATAAACTTTTTTAATATATTCCAAATCCTCTTCCATAATTGAATTATTAATTGCATATGCTGTTGTAGTTCTAAAAACTAATGGATTGATTACGTTCTTTTGTCCACTCTTCATTGCATTGAAATTGTCTGCATTAGAAAAGTTTCCATGCTCATCAGACACAAATGCTGACGGACGAATTGAATTATTCTTTCCGCTTTCTGCTGTACGTGGCTGGAAAAAGCTATGAGTTAACTTACATTCAATTTTACCTGTAAATGTTTTGCTGACTGAAAAATGTTTACTTATAGCAGGACTAGCTTCTAATATCTGTGTCATGGCCTTACGAAGTTCAGCAGCTAATTCACGAGTTAAACAAATGCTATAAAATTCACTGTAATTTTGTTCGGTTAGCATTAGTAAAATGAAAATAATTGCAACCGTTGCTGTTTTGGCATTTTTCCTAGCTATGAACAAAGAAATATCATTATACCTAAATTTGTCAGGATTATCTTTATATCTCCATCCAAATATATTAGCAATAAAAAAGCACTGGAATGGAGCTAAATTTTCCAGCACCTGTTTTCCTGCTACAAACCCTGTCGCAAAGTTTAGAAGGGTTAAAAGATTATTGATAATAAATAATTTATCCTTATCAAAATAAAAATCAAACTTTACTTCGTATTGTAGATTATCATAATCATTTATAAATTTTACGCACTGCTTTTTTACTTCATTTGTTGTAATCTCTCTGCCATTTACTACATCATGAGCATAGTCTATGGCCTTTTCAAGTAAAATCACTTTTTACCACCACCAAGTACCATTAACAGAGGATCATCTTTTTTCATCTCAGAATTAGAATTAATAATTGCCAATTTAGCTCTGGCCTGTGGTGACAAACAAAGTTCATTACAACACCTAAAAAACTCTTTCATATAACTTTCTTTTATTTTAAGAGCCTCTTTATTAAACAAATTTTTATTTAAAACCTTTTCCGCTTCCTGAATCCTATCAATAGCAATAGCACATTCGGCTAAGATGTAAATATCAAGGTTTGTTAAAATGGAACTTGCCTCCAATTCAGACACAATATACTTAAAAATTGATTTTGCGTTTTTATTTAAATGCGCAGGTGGATTAATCTTATCAGTTCCACCTTTCAAAGATTCTTCTGCTCTTTTTCTAGTTTCATATTCTTCTTTTGTGAAATTTTTGCTCATAACATCAACACTTTTAGAAGGTCTAGCCAATAATTACCACCTACCTTTCATTTGAATTCTTCATTTCGGGATATTTTTTTAACCGAGACTGGGCGTGCGGTCTTCCGTAAGGCTTGCAGATTTTTTATACTCCCCCTACCCCATACCTCTTTTGATATTCTTCCAATAGCTGGAATAACTTTGATTGCATGAGCTTCTTGTATGACTCTCCTTTGTCATACTCAGCTTCAATTGCATTATGGACACTACTACACACTGGAATTAAATTAGATTTGTCTAAAGACTTAGACTTGTCTTGCTTAATAGATATGATATGATGAACGATGTCTGCCGGAACAATCTCATTATTGATCAGTAAACTATATAAACATAAGCCATTATAAGTTCTTATCACATCATCACGTAACTTTATCCATGCTTGACTGTGGTAAAATACTTCAGCCTCTTTATCTCTTTGATTCTTATCATAGTATCTATTTCTATCTTGCTTTATTTCCTCTGCAATTTTAGTACAAACATCACAATATAACCGGCCATAATCAATTATCCTTCCACATCTGCATAACTTTTTTAATGCCAAATACACCACCACATTTTTCCCAATAAAAAAAGAGCCAATAGAGACTCTTAAAATATTATTTAAAATTATTATTTTTTTTATTATTTTAAAAAGCTAACGCTGCTATCTTTTGATACAGTTTAGAATCGGTTACTGCCATAAATTTTTTACCATCTTTGAGATAGCAAGCAAAGCAAACTTCCTTCTTATTTCCTCCTGCTAAAGCACCTGCAACTAATCCCAATGGCCCAAGCAAAAGACCTCCAGCTATACCTAGTCCTGCCGCACCTAAAAATTTCTTTTTTGATTCTTCAGTCATTATTTCTACTCTATCAACGTTTTGTTTGTTTAAAGGAACACTACTAAATCCTTTAGATAGCGAAATTTGACCTAACATACTTGTTATTTGATAACCTTCATAGTCTCCACCAATTACCTTATCAGTAGCCATGAGAATCCCTCCATGATAAAACTAATTCTTATTTCTTGTTTTGTTTTAAATATTCTATACCAGTAATAGTTATTTTAGCATTATCTCCCCAAATCATTTGAACTTTATTACCTTGACCTGCTTTAGTTATTTTTATATCAAATGCTAAATTGCTATGCATTATAATTTCCAATATTTCTCCATAATGTTCTAAATCTAGTTCAAGTTCTTCTTTAGAAGGTAATTTGCTATTTTGATATAAACCATCTAATATTTTTAATATAATATCTTTCTTTTCCACAATTAACACCTCCTTCCCGTCTTTTTATAACTAATATATTTCGACAGAAATTTGGTAAATCCTGCATATAATCGAAACAAATTTTAATCGTTAATCGATAATCGCCACACTAACAGTATTATGTGACAGAGTGTACTACATAAATATGTAAAAAATTTAAATTACCTAAATTTTGTAAAATACTGCCCTACTTATCAAAAGAATCCTTGATACTTTTTGTATCTAATCCAAATATCTCTTTAAAAACTTTTGTCAGCCGATCATCTGGATTTTCCATTCCTTTAGTTAAGGAACAAACTCCATATCCACAGCAGTCCACGCAGTCAATTGTATCATCATTACATAAACTTGCCATATTAACACTCCAATCACAATATACTGTATTTGCTTTCAAAACTAAGTCCCGGCACTCAAATATAGCTAAATAGCCGTTATCGGTAAAAACGGATACGAATATAAGCCTATTTCAGTCCGGTATACTCCCCGCTAGATATTGTGGGATGGCTTAATTCGTCCACCTTGATGATAGATAGTAAAGGGTACTCCAAAAACCTATAAAATCATTTATAAACCCTTGAAACACCCTTCCTATAATATTCCCTAAGATCAGGGAATGATTTGCATTATTAAATAACTACACTTTTCCCTATTATTGCTGTAACAACAAGCCTTTTGTTTGAATTTCCAGTTATCTCATTATTACTATTTATAATATCGACACTAAGGTAATCGTCTTCACTTAATGAATTAAGAAAATTATTTATAATCAGTCTGTAATTCTCTATTTGTTCTTTGCTTAGTTTCATACTTTTGTTCACTCCTTTGTCTGTTTGTTTGTTTGCTCCATTAACTTTTTATAAAATCTAAATCCTTTGAAATATTTGTAATTGTATAATTCATCCAAGTTAATTTTTCTAATCAACTTTTATGTCCTCTATGTTTATATTATTAATATTGATATGCTTCCATTTTATCCCTTTAATGATATTGCTGATATGTCCCTGAGACACACCAAACCATTCAGCAAGTTTACCTATAGTAATATCTGTATCTCTCGCTAATACCTTAATTTTAATAATTTCATTGTCAGTAAGTCGGCTATTACCGTTTCGGCTACCCATCTGAGCTAGTGACTTATGTAACTTTCCCTCTTCAGAATTTCTTTGTGCTCTACTTGCTCGATTTTTATTTACAATTTTATACCCAACATCCGGCAAATGCTTTATCCAATAGTCTTCACGTTCTTTTAATTCCAATTCTTCACATTCTTCAAGGATTTCAAAACGAATTTGGTTTAGTTTCCATCCTTCATTTAACGTTTGATGATAATGATTTGAGTTTTTCATTCTTGCTTTATGACAGGAAAATCTTCTCTTAATGTCTACTGATGCTCCTACATAAACTTCATCTTTATCAATTCGAACAATTTGATATATTCCGCATATTTGCATTAAATCACCTTACCTTTGTTAAAAAAATTTGAATATTGTTGTTGACATTTGAGCATAATAGGAATATACTAACAGTAGGTCATATTATGCTTATTTTAGTTTAAAAAAATAATAAAGGGATAACACAAGTTACCCCTGCTGCCATGATCCGCAGCCGCACCCATTTTATTTTTTTGGTGTTAAAGAAAGGAGCCGGGTTAACCCGGAGGCAATGGGAAGCCTGAAAATATGAAAAACCAATTAATTATGGCAATTCAACCTTTTTAAGATTTTGCTGGATTTCAGCAAATGCTTGTTGAAATGATTCGCTATTTTCGAACCAATAACAATCTAGTTCAATCCTTTTTCTATTCGGAGTTATCTTGACTATTCTAAATCCAAATTCTCTCAATTGTAAAGCAATTTTCCTGGAATAAATCGGGAATAAATTAGTATTATCTATTTTATTCATGTATGTCTGTATTCCTCCACTTTTAATATCCTTTAATTGATAAATATTCGTCTAACTTTTGTTCATAGACTGCATCTAAAATGAATTTTGGTTTACCTTTTCTCCATCTACAGAAATAGGCTTCATCCTGAAATCCAATTTGCTGACATATATGTTTAAAGGAAATACCTTCATTGATTTTAATTAAATTAACTCTTTCTCTTAAATCATTCATAATACCACCTGTTTACAATTTTTTTTGTTAAAATATAAATATTTTTAAAATATGTATTGACACTCATTCTAATCCATGATAAACTGAAAGAGGGAGTGTGTAAATTATTTTTATTATATTCACATAGAAATTATATTAAAAACCATGTAACGCTTTATATTATTACATTACATGGTTTTCAATAGTTACAAATTCCGTAAATTTTTATAATGACTTAAAACAATTCATAAATTTTTCTCTATAAGATTTATATAAACTATTTAACAACTTTCTTTTATACTTACTATTCATACCGTTTTTAGATAATGCTTTAGCAATAAGTATTTGCATTGTCTTCTGTTTGATCTTTAAGCCTGATATATAATCAACTACACCTTTTTGTAATATTTGTTCTTCCACTTTCCACTTTTTATCATCTTCCTTAGCATATCCTTCTTCAATCATATCATTATGTCTTTTAACAGCATCATCATACTCTTTTATTTTTGCTTCAATTTTAGCCATTTGTCTATCATCAGCCTTACCACTAATTATATTAATAAAATTCATACTAGGAATGGTATCTTTAGTTTTACTTGCACATTCTACATCAGTATCGAGTACATCTTGTAAAAAGTTCATTGGACATGGACATTCAACTAAACTATCTTCTCTAGTTTTAGAACTAACATATTCCCAAAATTTAGGTTTAGCTTTTATATCTCTACCTTTGATACTTTTAATCTTCTTATTCATACATTCCAAATTACTAATTCTTTCTAATTCACTTCTGATAGATACAGCATATTTACATTTCGAGTTATCTATGGCACATTGAGCAATTACAGACATAATACATACAATTTCAGCTAAATCCTTTGTTTTATCCATCCAATACCAACTCATAGCAAGTTGGGCAAGATTACTAGATAATCCAATATCATATTTTGATTTAGCCAATTCATTATCAATAGTTACTAAGCTGTCTATACTATTTTCATAAAACCTATTTTCTTTTTCAATCTTATTAACAATACAGGGAAACTTTCTAAATACTCTTTGTGCAGAAAGTACAGCTATTCTATTATTGCTAACATAGCAAAAATCGCTGTCCTGGTCTTCTCCGTTCTTTAGATCTTGTTCTTCTGTGTGTATCATGTTTACAGCCATTATACTATTATTAAAATTAAAATATCTTATCATGAATGGGTGTTTATAATTTCTATTGAAACCACAATTGTTAGGTGAATTATGTGGATTCCTAAAACTTGCTAAATATTCACCATTTTCAAACAGTGGAGCATAAACACTAATATATTCATCACTAATAGGTAATGTTTCATCTTGATAATTGTCATCCAACACACCATCTTTGACAGGAACTTTACCAATTGCATGTAATAACATAATATATGGATTACCCACAACTGTTAAATTATCACCTGTAGTCAAAACTTTACCATTGCGAACAGTTTCGACATATTTATTTATTGCTTCATTTTTAAATGCTCTGAAAAATGCTGACTTATCAAAATTGTTTATATTTTTATACAAATCAATTACCATTTGATTAGCATTTACTTCATTGGCATTTCTTTCAAGATACTGTAAAAAGTATTCATTGTCTGACTTTAATTTATTAATAAATCTTATGGTGTCCTGTAGTAGTTCTCTCATTTCATCGATTTCTTTACCTTGCTCTAGACATAAGGTATTCACATGCTGATAACTCATTCTTTGATAACATTTACCATCTCCAAACAAGTTATTATATTTGCTAATATGGTCTACTTTGACTATACCAAATACATTATTATCTTCGGAAACTTTTTGTCTCCATAAATCATAACTAGCCCCAATATCCTGAAACTTTTCCCACTTCATAGCATTTTCTGTAGTTATAAGCAAAATTTCAGAAACTTTAATATCATTCCCATATCTATCTTTTACAGTAGCAGTATCATAACTTTCTTTAAAACTATCTTTCATAAATTCTTTTATATATGTACGAAATGCACATGCCTTGAAAAAGTGCTGCCTTAAAAGTTTAAATGAAGAATCATCTGAAAACATACTATCATCAAGTAATGCTTGCCCATCAAACAATGTGTTAGATACTTTATACAATTCAGGCGAAACATAACATTCACCTTTATCATTAGTTTTAACTATATTACAATTTGTTTCAAATAAACTAACTATATCATCAATAACTAATATATTCTTATATGGGTCAAGTTTTATTTTATCGATAATATTTGAAGATGTTAATGCTTCATAAGCAGCTATTTCAACTACTTTTGCTTCACCTTCAGGCAATTCTAAACCCATTCGTTGCCATGCTTTAATATCTTTATATAATTTTTTATTAATAAAGACTGCATCACCAACACGACTTTTTGAAGGTGTCCTATACCATAATACATATTCAATAATATCTTTTTTATCTGAATTTTTACCTTTAAATTCAAGCTTAAAACCATTTTTATATAGTTTATCTCTTATTTGGTCTGTGTCCATTTTAACTTCAGCTACAGATACTTCATCTTCTATTTGCATAGAACCAATTTCAACTTTATTGTTTTTTAAGCTGCTTTTTAATGCATTTATTTTTTCTATAATTGGTTTTTTATCCGCTCTCTTACTTATTAATTTCTTCTCTTTTTCTAAAGATTTAATTTCATGTTTGATTTTATCATTTTCTTCTTTTAAAATTTTAATATCTTCAGTGTTCAGATTATCTAACAATGGTGTATAACCATAAGTAAATTGAACAGTTATAATGTCTCTAGTAGTTTCTTTATTACTTATTTTCAAACCTAAAGTAGTTAATTTATCCTGCAATAAACTATTTGTAAATACTCCATTATATTCCTTCTTAATTATTCTACCTTCTAAATTATTTTTTAAAATATCGCTACCTTCAAGATTCATAATTTTAATTCCGTTTATCATATCATTTGTCCTCCTATAATTTGTAAATATTTGTTAGTTTGTTTAAAACGGCAAATCTGATTGATTTTCATCTAAATCCCAATTATCAGTTAAAGTAACCACTTCATTATCTACAGTTTCCTTATCTTGACACTTCTGACATACCCAACTTTTATTGATTTCAGAACCATCATAGACTTGATTACCACATTCACTACAAATATGTTTATTTCTTTTTTCTACACATTCAGGACATAATCTATTGTTATATGCATCACTAATAATTGTTTCAGATTTTTTATCACAGTCAGTACATATATTAAATTGCTGCTTAAACCATATTGGTTTACAATTAATAAAATTAATCATTGTTGGATTGTCAGATTTATCAAGAAAAGTATTTATTACTGATTTCAACTCATCTATCGTTTTCCAGTAATGATTATGATTATCAATCCATTCAGACACTTTGTTTATTTCAATATCTGATAATGGAGAATGATAACTTTTAATTTTACTAAGATAACAATTAAGATACACATGAAAGAATATATTATTCTTGTGCCTATCTATTTTATCAAAGAATCTGTTATATTTATCATCAGGTTGACCACTAGAATTAATATGTTTTGTTCCTACAGGAACTAAATCAAAACATTTATCTATATAACTTTCTATAATCCTATATTTACCATCTTTATTACTAAGAAAATGAAATATACCACCATCAGTATTAATATCAGATTCCTCAAAATGATAATCAATTAACGCTTCCCATTGTTCTTGATTTAAATCAAATCTACCAGTGATATCAGTAATAAGATTATTGAGTTTATCCATATCTTTAATATTATGATGAGTTTTATTATATTTCTTTTTAAACCAATCAAAATAATAATCAATAATTTTTTTATTAGAATTTTCAATGAAATTTCTAATTGAATTATTATTTATATTATTATTATCTTTATTATTATAATTATTATAACAGGACTCAGAATCCGCATTATTACTGTCTTCATTGGCATTTAGGTTGTAAAAATTTTGCACCCTACCTGTAAATTTTTCACACCCTGCCTGTTGAAAATTTACATCCCCCTGCTGATTTTTTACAGGCTCTTCTTCGTTAGGCTGCTGAAATTTTACACCCTCATCTTCTGATGTTGCTAATTTTTTACACCCTATTAATTCAGATAAAAACGCAATAGATTTATCATTTTCGCAAATTTTAAATAACCTTTGATTATTATTCTTCTCAATTTTATTAACAAGGTCAGGTATTAACTTTTTTAAAGCTTCATTTTGTTTATGTCTGCTTAATGTTGTTGCTTCCTCAATATCATCAATAGATGCATAAAAAGTATTATCTTCACTTAGTTTGTTGGTTATCTTGAAAAAATAATAACGGTTAATTAACTCACTATATAATACTGCCGCATCCAGACCAATTTCATTAGCTAGTTTTTTATTTACGATAATGTATGGACTTCCTTTTAAAATTTCTTTTATCCTCATATCCTCTTTCCTTTCTCAAATCATCATTTTCATGTTTTCTCTCAACCCAACGTGTAAAAACTTCTTCCGCTTGTTCATCACGTATAAATTTAAAATAAATATCTTTTAGTTGTCCTTTCCCTGCTCCTACTACTTGGAGTCCGTTTTTGATAAAATAATCCGCTTGTTCTGGATTATAAATGTAAAAATATTCCACATCGTCACCACCATTCATATTTGATTCATTTAGCACTCTGTAGTTATAAATTTGTAATTACATTATCATTGACCAATTCTCTATATACTTCATTAAGCAATTTCATTTTTTCTTCAGTGCCTCCTACGTCTGGATGATATTTTTTAGATAACTGCTTAAAACCTGCTTTGACTAATTCTTTTTTTAGTTCATCCTTTTCATTTAACTGTGTTGTTATAAAATTGTTATTACGGATATTCTGTTCTTTATAAGATTCTGTTTCCATTTCCCAAAAACTACGCCAATACTCATCTTTCATTAATTCGGCATGAATTTTATTTAGCTTATTTAAAAAGTCTTTTTGGAGACTGTCTATTATTTGAGTATCACTGATTTTTAACTTTACATGAAAGGTGAATGAGATTATTACCTTTTGTGATCTCATTACACTAGACAAATCAGTTTCTTCAAATTTAAAGATGTACTTCTTACTCGTCTTAACTTTTCCATCAATTCTTTTTGATTCACAGAGATAGACATAGCAACTTGTTCCTTTTTCTATCTTTCTGTTCTTTTTGTTTTCTATAGAAATATACATTTCTATCCTCCATGTTTTGTTTATTGGTTATAATTGTAAAATTGATACTGCCAATATCAAAAATGTATTGACACTACATCAAATTAGTATTACAATACTAATAAATCATGTTGCTAACATTAATGTAGTGTTAATGGGCAACGAATAAAGTTAAACTGAAAATAGCAAAACTGAAGTTAATCTTTTAATAAAGACAAAAAGCGCCTCATTATCGGTTACAGTACTTAATGGTATAAAAATATTAAGTGTGTATCTACAATATAACTATTGTCACCCCCTAAAAGCATAGACTATCCCATTTAAGTTATGATAGACGTCGTTATCAATAACTCTAAAAATTATAAATTTTAATCATCAAAATTTACCTGTATTAACTATATAATTTATCACATCCTTTCATATCTTAACTTTGACCTCCCTCTACCAATATTATATTATTGATCTAAAAAATCGTCAAGCTCGCATGAATACTGCGTTTTACTATATAAAAATAATTTTTGATATAGTATCGCTGTAATATTGATAGATGAATATCTGTAGGAATCGTTTTTAAAATTTGCCTTCGTTGTAATATTTCTGTAACATAATATTAAGAATTTGGTAATAATTCAAGCTAAATAATCGTCACAAAACAACGATTTCATGTCAATTTCTTCATTACCACTAGTTAAAATCTTATCCCCCTTATCATATGTACGTTCACCAACACCAGCAAGTTTAGCAAGTTCTGCGCGTGTGTCAAACGGCACAGTTTGCCGTTTGACTTTCTATTACCTCCATGAATTTCCAATAGGGGTACGAAAATTTTTGTAGCCGTCAATTCATCTCACCGCCTACAGAGGACGGTTTAGGTTAAAAACGCCAAGTTGCGGTATGCTGATTATCTCCAAATTTCTTTCCAACTAACTCATGGTTTTTAACCATTGTAGGATGTCATATTTAATTATCAAGGAACAATCTATACGATAATCAGGTGGCGTTGTCCTGTTTCCGGTGGTATCCTGCGACCTCCCCAAGTTTACACTTGGATCATTGGTTTCGCCGTTTACGGCTCATCAGGTGGACTATTAAGAGGACGAAAATTCTACGCCCTCTTAGTTTACTTACAGTTCTCTTTCTTTTAAAAAAGCATCAAGGTTAAAGCTAGCAGAAACTTCCTTATAGATTGCCTTGTACTTTTTATAAATAGCAACAACCGCTTGTCTGGTCTTACCCATGAATCCTCTTGAAATTTCTTTTTCAATCCAAATACTTTTTAATTCGTGTCCGTTTGAAGGACTAAGCTCTTCATAGCAACCATATATCAATTCCCATGATAGACCTGGAATTTGTGCAACATTCTGATATTCTTCCAGTTCCTTAATCCTTGCTTCCGCTTTTGCTTTGTTTAGATACCATCTATCAGCTTTTCTTGATGCATGATAATTCCATACTGTAGGACTGCCCTTTTCTAAGTCTCGACGTGTCAGAAACAAATCTCCGTCAAATCCTCCGAAACTGTCCTTAATAAACCAACCATAATATTTACCCATATACAATCTCCTCTCTCCTTCGGCTATGCCGCTTAGATTTTTTAACTATCTATTATTTATCTTAGCATACGCTTATATTATTGTCAATAAGAATTTTAGCATACGCTTATATTTTTTATTGACTATTAAGATAAATAATAATATAATAATAAATAGAAAGGATAGGTGAAAAATGGGAATATATTTTTATAAACTTTTTGATTTACTCAATAGGAAAGGAATAAAAAAAGGCGAATTAATGGAAATGGCTAACATATCAGCCCCTACAATGGCAAAGTTAGCGAAAAATCAAACTGTACAAACTGACATCATAGATCGAATATGTGAAGCATTGCACTGTCAACCATCTGATATTATGGAGCACATATTTAGTGAACAATCGGACAAGCAAGAACAAAAACCGTTGCCGACCAAACCGGTCACAGAAATTGAAACTGAATCGGATAATCCCCCTGAAGATAACTTGCCGGTTCCTGAATCGTTAAAACTTACAAAGCAAATGACTACTAATGATATATGGGAAACCGATGCCAAACCAAAATCTCCTAGTGATTTGGATATTTTAATTAGATACTTGGGAGATTATGCTTATTTATATCAGACAAGTCTACAACAAATTAGAGAAGGAAAAACCAATATTGTTAATTTTTTGAATATGGTATGTAACCATGGTTCCTTGAGCGGATTTAATGATTTTAAAAATAAGATAGTAAATAAAGAGCAGTAATATCTGCTCTTATTTTTATGTTTAAATAAAAAATCTACCAAGTAGAAGATCTAGAAGCCATTTAAAACGATTTTTCTTTTGATAATAAAATTACACTATAATAAAGTAAAACCTTCTCAATTTGGAGTATAGAATTGTTTATATATAAAAAACTCAGCCAGATTGTTAGACTGAGTTAAGTAAATTCAAATTTATGTTCCCTATTTATAACTCTTACATCCGAGATGGTATGATGTGGGGAACGGAACGGCCGTGTTGTGACAAGTGATGTTTTAGGGGGTAAAACTCCCGCAATGCTGTGAATCTTGGTAACCTCCAGTGCTTCCTCAAAGGTCATGGCCGGAAGGATAGACGGCAGTCTTTTCGCAATCATGGTCTTCCCTGATCCGGGGCTTCCGATCATCAAACAATTATGCCCCCCGGAGGCCGCAACTTCCAGGGCGCGTTTTACATTCTGCTGTCCTTTGACATCTGCAAAATCTAGCTCATGCGTAAAGACTTTATTAAATATTGCATCGATATCCACCTTGTAAGGTTCAATCCGTTTCTCGCCATTTAAGTGATTTACGATATCCGGTAGCTTGTTTATGGGAAGTATATTGATACCTTGCACTACAGCAGCTTCATCAGCATTTTCATATGGAAGCACCAGATTTTCCACTCCCTCTTGCATTGCACATATGGCAATGGGGAGAGACCCGCTGACCGGCTTGATTTCCCCATCGAGTGATAATTCACCGATAAACATGTATTTGTCAATGTTTTGAATATTGACTTGCCCGGTTGCGGCTAAAATACCAATGGCTATGGACAGATCCAATCCCGAGCCTTCTTTTTTCTGACTGGCCGGGGCAAGGTTCACCGTGATTCTTTTCCAGATAAACTCCAGGCCGCTATTTTTTATAGCGGCTCTTACCCTTTCACGAGATTCCCTTACAGCCGTATCGCCCAGCCCTACAATATCAAAAGCGGGTATTCCATTGCTTATATCTGTTTCTACTTCTATCACATAACCATCAATCCCAACCAAACCACAGCTTTTGATCTTTGACAGCATACTTCACAACCTTTCAACATTTTTAAGAGAAAATACCTTAATTTTACATTTATTACAACATAATACTACCCTATTTTCCGTCCATTGTATAGAGGTTTTTGTAAAATTTTGTATATGCAGGTCAGTAATCTTTAATAAGTAAAGAGTCAGGTCTGCCTGACTCTTTACTAGAAATTAACATTATCAATACTAACTTCTGAAGCATTTCTCATCAAACCATCCAAAAACCTATATATTCATCTCCCTTCAATAGTCACATTATTTACTGAATTGCAATTTTATTCCGTTGCACTCCCTTATACATAGCTTTCGCGCATTGTTAAAAGGGATTCCATCTATTCTATCTCCGGAATTGTTGAAGATAATGATGAAAATGGGGCACAATGATGAAATGGTCATCTCAGACAGTAATTTTCCGGTAGCCTCTTGCACTAAAAGACTGGTAAGGTGCGATGGGTATATTGTGCCGGAGCTTCTCGTTGCCATATTGAAATTCTATCCGCTGGATACTTATGTAGATGCACCGGTCTCTCTGATAGCCTGTAATCAGCTATATGCGCAATGCTTCGAGATAAATAGATTTTATTTCTGCCATGTTTTTTAGACAGTTTTTAAACACATATTGTAATTTATTCCATTTTATGTTATGATTTTATTGGCCAAATAATTGAATTTAGATGCATCTTATTCAAACGATTCATACTCTATAATACAAGGAGTGATTATATTGTTAAACAAAAAATTCAAAAAAATATTAGTACTTTTCATGGTATTTGCTACTGTTGTTTTTAGTTCGAATTTTGTGTTTGCATTACAAGCCATGATACACTTGAAGGTTTTTGAAATTCTGCTTTAAACTTTTCACATACTTCAACCAGTGCATCCAGTGTTTCAGGACAATTTTCAAATAGAAATTCCAACATTTCTATTTCATCAACTCTTAAATCTTCATATCCTGCAAAATTTATTCTTGAATAACCTGTTTTTGTAGATTCATACCTCTTTAGTGTTTCAATTGCCTTTACCATCATTTCATTAACACTTGTCATAATTTTAATCCCCTCTCAAATTGATAAGTTTAGATTTTTTACCGATTTTTTGAAAAAATTTAACTTAACCTATTGACAAGTGGATTTTATTTTGATAAAATGCTACTTGTCAGTAAGTGATATGTGGATCGGCAACCACAATTACGATTATGGAAAATAAAAAATCTTACACAAAACTGGAAAGATAGTAGTGCGAATACTATCTTTTTTGTTTTGATAAGAACAAAATTTGTATCACCCCTCTTTCTTTAAGGTATGTATTAGTATGTTAAAGTAATTACGTATTCATTCTAACATTATAGTATGCAAAAGTCAATGTTTTTTAGTACCTAATAAAAAATTTTTCTTGAAGTATTATAAAGTATTTATTATAATGGTAATGAAAGAAGGTGATATTATGCCAGTTGGAGAAAATAATCAGCAGATAACAGTAGTATTGCCAAAACTCATTGTTGAAAAATTAGATAAATTAGCTGATAAAGAGGTTAGAACACGCTCACAACAAGCTGCTAAAATCATTATTGATTATTTTAAAAACTATGAAGAATCATTAGGAAAGATGTGATTTATGTGGTTATAGACAATTCAAATGGCATTGATTATTGAACAATATATAAGAATTTTGAATGAAAAAAATCCAATGAAAATTAATATATCTTTGAAAACAAACAGTGAAGGCTACAACTATTTTGGTTTTATCTTTAATTGAGGTGTTATATATGTTATTAGCTAAAGGAAAAGTGAAAATAAATTTGCCTGTACTTCTTGCAAAAAAAAAGAATGTCTCAAAAAGATTTAGTTGAAATTACGAAAATTCGTGCTGCAACTATTTCAGCTTTATATAATGAGACTGCTAAAGAAATACGGTTTAATAATCTTATCAACTTTCGCACTTGATTAATGTGCGCTGAACATTGAAAAATCAATAGTTTTGGGCAATAAAAAAGTCCAAGAAACCCCTTCCATGTGATATAATAGAAGTGGCAAAACCCAATTAAATCAACACTTTGGAGGTTCTTGAACATGTATATTGTATCACAG